GTCTGTTGTAATTCCAACAGATGGTAAATCTCTTAGAGTGGTTCTCCAATTCTTAAATTCATCTGATAAATTACTCCCACTCTCTGTTGTCTTTGTAACCATCCAATCAGTATCTTTCAAAACTTCATCTCTAACTATTCTTATTTCACTATATCTTTTTTCAGTTTGTCTTGCATCATAATTAGAAATCTCAGTGTTCCATTGTTCTTGAGTTAAAATTTTGAGTCCATCGTTTTCTACAATAGTATATGCTTCTCTATAAGTTACATCATGCAAAGTTACTGTAGTTGTTTCACCTGTTGGTTCTCCAGTTTCTTCGTTTAGAATAGGTTCTTCAACCTGCTTTTCAGTAGAACTTACTACTGTAATATTTGAATCATTTTGATATTCAGTTAAGACACTTGGAGTTACAGTTTTCGAATACTCAAAATACTCTGGAACTTTTGATAGGCAGATATGATCTCCATTTACATCAGTTAAACGATAAACAATTTCCAATCCCTTTAAGTTTGGAAATATATACCCTCTAATTTTACCCTTTATCCATTCTCCAGTATCTCTATCCACTAAAAAGTGTTTAATTAATTGAGACATTTTTATCAGTACACATTTATATTGTATTTATCTTCTATCTCTTTATCAATCTCCGCTTTAGTAGGCATACCTTGAACGGTCATCCAGTTTACCATTGCATAACGAGTTCCTGAAATTACTGGTTCTACTTTATGGAGATAAAACTGTGAAGATGGAAAGGCAACTAATAAACCTGGTTCTGGTTTGATACGTACTCTGAGATCTGGGAATACAAATTCTCCACCTTCAAAATCATCATTTAAAAAAAGAATAGTTGATAAATCTCTATCTACAGACTTCTTCCAGATAATAGATCCATCAGGGTTCTTCCACCTTGATACTGCATCATAATGTCCTTTATAGTGTCCTCCTGGTTCATATATGAGTAACTGAGGAGACTCACTATCTCTTATTTTAAACTCATAAAAAGGATTGATTACGTGATGAACAATATTATTATAAAGTTCTTTAATCTCTTCTATAATTTTTGAAGTATCAGAGCAATCTACATTTCTTACACTCAAATCAATCTTTGATGGATGATCTTCTTTGTTTTGATTTGCTTTCTCCCCATCAAATACACCCATTTTATCTTTGGGTGCATTTTTTGCATGATTAACTAAAAAATCAATTCCTTCTTTTGATACAACTTTTGGTTGTATCAATACATTTCTAAGTATATCATTCATATCATAATAATATAAGTATTTCTATTTAGTTTTAGTTGGAGACTGCTGCAGTTATAGATCTGGCCTGAGGTAAATTATTTCCTGTTGCTGAACAAATATGAGTAGTGAAATCAATACGATCTACTGTGGCAAGATAATTAGGTATAGGAAGACCCGAACCACCACCAAAGTAACCATAAGAATTACTTGAGGTTCCTGCTAAACTAGCTTTCACCGCAGATAAATTATTTGCAGCAACGATTCCTGCAAAAGTTTCATTCGAGAAATCCATACGAAATACATCAGCACGATAGCTAGTAGATGGACTGACAAAATTTTCTCCACCAGCAAAGTAACCATAAGAGTTACCTGAGACTGCTCCTAAACCATTTCTCCCCGAAGGTAGATTATTACCCGGTGCCGATACAGTTTCATTCGAGAAATCAATACGATCTACTGTAGTAAGTTTTGGTGTACCACCACCAAAGTAACCATAAGAATGCCGAGAAAGTTTCACTAAAAAAATCAAAACGGTTTACTACGGCAGTCGAGCTGGGAGCATAACCACCAGCAAAGTAACTATAAGAACTACTTGAGACTGCTGTTAAAGCCTGGTTTGCTACAGGTAGATTATTACCTGGTGCCGATGTAGTCTCATTCGAGAAATCAATACGGTCTACTGTGTCAACGGCAGGTGGAGCAAAACCACCACCAAAGTAACCATAAAAACTACTTTCGGTTGCTGCGGACGCACGTCTTGCTTGAGATAGATTATTGCCTGGTGCCGATGTAGTCTCATTCGAGAAATCAATACGGTCTACTGTTGCTACACTACCAGGTCCTCCAGGCGCAGTATCACCACCACCAAAGTAACCATAAGTTCTTGATCCTTTTATTCGGTATGATGCTCCTCCGGATACTCCTCCTAAACCCTGCCTTACTTGAGATAAATTATTACCCGGTGCCGAAAAAGTTTCACTAGAGAAATCAAGACGGTTTATTGTATTAATATGGTTCGAACCATCATAACCACCACCAAAGTAACCATAAGAACTGCTTTGAGATGTTCCAAATAATCTTCTTCCTGAAGGTAAATCATTACCTGGTAGTGATGCAGTTTCATTCAAGAAATCAATACGATCTACTGTGTCAACATAAGATGGAGACACAGCTGGATCAGATCCACCAGCAAAGTAACCATAAGAACTACTTTGAGTTCCTCCTAAACCCTGTCTTACTTGAGATAAATTATTACCTGGTGCCGAAAAAGTTTCATTCGAAAAATCAAGACGGTTTATTGTATTAATATGGTTCGAACCATCATAACCACCACCAAAGTAACCATAAGAACTACTTGAGACTGTTCCAATTTCCTTTCTTCCTGAAGGTAAATTATTACCTGGTAGTGATGCAGTTTCATTCAAGAAATCAATACGATCTACTGTGGCAACATAAGATGGACTTACTGCCGGATTTATACCACCAGCAAAGTAACCATAAGTAGCACTCTCCGGCCAACTCTCAAAGTTGTCATTTGCAATATTTTTTATCTGTTCTGTTCTGACTTCGTTAAGAGAAAATATTGCCATTTACGATTATATGATTATAGTTTTTTTAATAATATAAGTAATTATATTTAGTTTTAGTTGGATACTGCTGCCATATCTTCTCTTGCTGCCGGTAAATTATTTCCTGGTAATGATATAGCTTCACTAGAAAAATCAAGACGTTCTACTGTGTTAACAGAGATAGGGCTTGGTCCTGGAGGTGGTCCATCTCCACCAGCAAAGTAACCATAAGAATTACTTTCTGTTGCTGTCATACTATCTTTTATCGCAGATAGTAGAAGACTACTTGGATTCGAGAAAGTATGATTCGAAAAATCAAGCCGTCGTATTCTGGAAGTATAAACGGGGCCATTAGTACCTCCACCAAAGTAACCATAAGAATTACTTGAGAATGCTGCTACACCACCACCGTAGGTGCTGTAAGGCATAGTACTACCTGGTGCTGATGTAGTCTCATTCGAGAAATCAAGACGGTCTACTGTGGCAATTGCATAATTACCACCAGCAAAGTAACCATAAGAATTACTTTCGGTTGCTGCTAAATTACTTCTTGCTTGAGATAGATTATTACCTGGTAATGAGAAAGTTTCACTATAAAAATCAAGACGTTCTACAAAGACTGTGTTTGGATAACCTCCACCAAAGTAACCATAAGAACTAGTGGAGACTGCTGCTAAATTAGATTTTCCTGCCCGTAAATTATTTCCTGGTAATAATAAAGTCTCATTCGAGAAATCAAGACGGTCTACTGTATCGACACCAGGTGGAGCACTGCCACCACCAAAGTATCCATAAGAACTACTTGAGACTGCTGCTAAACCAGTTCTTGCTTGAGATAGATTATTACCTGGTGCCGAGAAAGTTTCATTCGAGAAATCAATACGGTCTACTGTGGCAAGATAATCAAAACTTGGTGGTGGAGAACTTGGATCAATACCACCACCACCAAAGTAACCATAAGTTCTTGATCCACTTATTCGGTATGATGCTCCTCCGGAGAGTCCCTCTAAACTTTCTCTTGCTTGAGTTAGATTATTACCTGGTAATGATAAGGTCTCATTCGAGAAATCAATACGGTCTACTGTGGCAACATAAGGCGGAACAAAACCACCACCAAAGTAACCGTAAGAACTACTTGAGACTGCTGCTAAACTAGATCTTGCTTGAGGTAGATTATTACCTGGTGCCGATGTGGTTTCATTCGAGAAATCAATACGGTCTACTGTGGTAACTAAAGGTGGAGCATTGCCACTACCAAAGTAACCATAAGAACTACTTGAAGTTGCTGCTAAACTACTTCTTGCTTGAGGTAGATTATTACCTGGTGCCGATGTGGTTTCATTAGAGAAATCAATACGGTCTACTGTGGTGTATCTTTGAACGGGTGGACTGGAAAATCCACCACCAAAGTAACCATAAGAACTACTTGAGACTGCTGCCAAACCACTTCTTGCTTGAGGTAGATTATTACCTGGTGCCGATGTAGTTTCATTCGAGAAATCAACACGGTCTACTGTGGTAGCATAAGTAGGAGGTGGTGAGAAAAATCCACCACCAAAGTAACCATAAGAACTACTTGAGACTGCTGCTAAACTATATCTTGCTTGAGGTAGATTATTTCCTGGTGACGATAAAGTTTCATTCGAAAAATCAAGACGATTTACAAGGTTAGACGGAATATCAGGATTACGATATCCACCACCAAAGTAACCATAAGAACTATTTGAGACTGCTGCTAAACTTTCTCTTGCTTGAGGTAGATTATTACCTGGTGCCGAGAAAGTTTCATTGGAGAAATCAAGACGGTCTACTGTGTTAACTCCACCAGGAAATCCAGGTGCATTATCACCGCCACCAAAGTAACCATAAGTAGCACTCTCCGGCCAACTCTCAAAGTTGTCATTTGCAATATTTTCTACTTGTCTCTCGTAAATAGAAGTTAATCCAAATACGTCTCCTATGATAGCCATAAGATTTTACTGTTTTAATTCTTGGTTAAATAATGATCCATTAAATTGTTTTTGTTCTTCCTCAATAGATGAAAGAATTTTTTGATCCATACCAGTAATTTCAGAAATACCGGCAGAAACATTCTCTTGAAGTTTATTCAGAAAGTCAAGAGGATTAGTTGGATCACCAAATGATCCTTTAGTTCTATTTACATCATTCCCTAATACAGTAGGAGCACTTGCTCTTCTCATAGAACGAATATTACCTGCATTCACACCAGTTTTTGCGGCAAACAAATCATCAATAGATTGATTCGAAAGTCTTCTCTCCCAATAATCTGGTTGGTCTGCATCAAATTGTTCTTTGCTTACTAATTTACCACCATTCAGTTCAATCAAACGACTAATCAATTTATCAAAACATTCAAGTTCTTGGACCGATGCTTTGAAACCGTGATTAAGTCCCTCAAGCATACGATGAAAATGAAACTCATCAATATCATACCAACATAATTCTTCTCCACCATCACGGGTCTTCCACCAGATTGGTTGTGTCTTATCCTTTCCTTCCCACTTATAATGAAACTCTCTTGCTTCTTTCTTTGCATCAATAATTTTTGAAAGAAGATTTTCTGCCACACTCTTACGATTAATTAAAGCAGATTTAAATGCAGATGGAATAGTAAAACTATCATGAACAATAAACTTTTCAATTTGAAAATCTGAACGACCTTGTGCAAGTTCTACTTCACTTTCAATCCATCGATTTGCTTCATTGAGAACTTTGAACATGAATTCATTTTTATCATCCAAAACTTCCGTAGATGATGCAAGTGCAATCGCTTCATAATTGTTAGTCATAAAAATTATAAAATACCAATTTTATATATTTATACCCATATTTAGTTGGAGAGTGCTGCTAAATCCTGCCTTGCTGTCGGTAGATTATTACCTAGTACCGATATTGTTTCACTAGAGAAATCAAGACGGTCTA